GGATACCGCGAAACTGCCAAGCCAGACCGGCGTGCAGTTCCAGATAGGAGAGGAAGAACCTCCGCGCCTCCGCGCTCGTCAGCAACTCGCGTTCGAGCGATTCGCGTTCCGCCGGGCCCAAGGTCCCCGCGACGTAATCGTCGGCCCAATCCCGGAGCCGGGCGGCTTGGTCTGAGTTCATGATGTGCTTCCTTCCGCAAGGACTCTCAACATGCAGTCGTGCAGGATGGCCCGGATCCGCCGCAGGCTCTTGTACAGGGCATTGGCCGAACGCCCGGCCGCAGCCGCCGTGCGGTTGAGCGGCCCTTCCCGGTAGCTCTCCTCCAGCAGGGCCATTTGGCGCGGCGGAAGCCGGTTCAGGCAGTGCCGCAGCGCCAGGTGGCACTCCTCCGAGAATCGGCCCCCCGCCTCCCGGCTCGTCACGAGCAGCTCCGCCACTTCCTCGCTCAACAGGGCCTGCCGGGTGGATTCGCGGCGGCGGAAATTGCGCACATGGTTTTGGGCGATCGCGCAGGCCCAACTTACAAACTGGCCCTTTTCCGGATCGAACTTCGCCCGCTCTTGTCACAGCGTGAGGCAAGTCTGCTGAAACAAGTCCTCGACATCCTCACGCCGCGGCACGAGGGTGAACAAAAAGCGGTAAACCCTGCTTTGGTTGGCTAGCAGGAGGGTGATGAAGCGGTTGTCAGACTGTTCGGTGGTCATCTCTATAATTGATTGGTCGCACCAGCGGGAAAGTGGCCCAAGAAAACGAGACTGTAGTAAGTTTGCCGGGACGGATCACGGTAACCCTTTTCTGGACAAGAGGTTACGGCGAGGCGCCAATGCCAGAATGGCACACCCAACTTGCCTGCCATGAATCCTGCCCACGGAACGCACAGGCCGGCTTTCCGCTGGGTATCTGCGAAAGACAGATGCCGCATGGTTCCCGGTAAAGGTGCTATAGTCTCGAAAACGCTCCGAATTTCCAAGCTGGCTTTCACGTATTGTCCCGCCGGGAAAGCAAGCGTACAGTCGAATCGACCCGCAAGTCCCCGTTTTGCCAGTCACCCATTGGGTTTCCCTGTCGCAATGGCATGAGTTTTGCCCAACGCCTCCTGTTTTTCAGGGGGCTGATGCCCACCGCTGCTTGTGGTTCCTGCATCTCCTTCTCGTCTTGCTCAGGGCCGCGTCCGCGGGCCGGGATAGGCGTCGGCTCCGTCTGTGCCGCCGGCCCGGTTGTGGATGCGCTCCAGGCGGCGGATGGCGTAGATGGACGCCGGGAAGTCCTCGAGCAGGGCCTCGTTGCACTCGAACTCCGTCTTCATGGATTCCAGCATCGACCTGGCCCGTTCGGCCGTGGCGCCGATGAGGCAGACGAAATGCCGGTGGGCGTACAGGATGGCCCAGATGCAGGCCATCTCGGCGAGGGTCGTCTTGCCGCTGCCGCGCGGCATGGCCTGGGCGAACTGGCCGCCCCTGAGGACCGCCGCCTCGATCTTCGAGATGACCTTCAGGTGGTCGCCCGACCAGGCCAGGGTGAAGGCGGCCGGGAAGTAGGTCTCACAGAACCGACGGAAATCCTTCTCGCAGGCAGCACGGCGCTCGGGGTGGACCACGTCGGGGATGGGGGCGATCTCACGGCCCGTGGCCGAGAGCCGGCGGTTCCTGGCCGCCGCCTCAGCCTTCAAGGCATCGTAGCTTGAGGGGCCCTGGCCGGGTGTGCGCGGGCTGTAGCGTGCTTGCCAGGAGGCCACGAGCCAAGCGGCGTAGGCCAGGACGTTCACGCGCGTGGAGTCGCCCACGCGGAGGCCTGCCCGGATGACATTCCGCCGGACACGGGCCTCGCTCGTCACCTCGCCGAGGCGGGTCGAGTTCAGGAGGCCGGCGAGTTTGCCGGGCCGCATGATTTTCAGGTCGATGCTCACGGTTTCTCGGCCACTTCCTTCTCCAACCAGGCCATCAGTTCCACGAGGTTCAGCCGGCCGTCGGCCAGGACGGGCGCGCCGGCGTCGATGGCCGCCCGAACCATGTCCTCCGTGACGTCCCGCCCGCCCGCCGCCGTCAGCAGCCGGGCCGCCTCGGCGGGCGTTAGGGCCGCGGGGTTCAGTTGCTGCGAATTGGGTTGGTCAGCGTCCATCGGGAATCTTCCAGAATCTTGCCGCCGGGGCGTAACTCGCGCCGGGGGCGCGACATGCGGCGGCGGAATCTATGCCCGTTCCTGCATATTTGTCCTTGATTCCGGGCCGAAAACATGCCCTGATCCACGTGGTGGGGCAACGCGAACGCGAAAGGAGCAGGCGATGAAAACGACGCGAATGACGGTCGAGGGCACGAAGGGCTGGGCGAACATCGCCTACCGCGAGGTGGCGGGGAAGCAGGTCATCGGCATCCGCGGCGACGGGGCGGCGGGCGTATTCGACCTCAACGCCGACACCCGAGACGAGCGGAGCCAGCAGTATGCCGCCGCCCGACTCCAGCAGAACCTCGACGGGTACGTCGGCACCGCGGGCGACGTGGCCGACTACCTGCGGGCCATCCAGACCTTCGCCGACTGACCGGACCTGCACGCGGAGCCTCGCCAGGTGGCGAAGCCGAGCGCCTGGGCCCGCACGGGGCGGGACGGCAGACGACCAGGACAACGCACAGGAGGACGAACCATGAAGAAGCAGGTCCTCACGATCCGCGAGGCGAACCGCCTGGCGCGGGGCCGGGCGCGGGTGACGACGAGCCCCGAGGACGGGCGGCTCTGGCGGGTCGAGGGCGACGGCTGGGTCGAGGCCCACGAGCCGATGGGGCGCCTGGCGTGGCAGACGTTCCTCGCCGAGAAGGTCGACGCCGAGGCCGAGGAGCCGACGCCGACCAGCGGACGCCACGAGATGGTGGCCTACTCCGGCGAGCAGACGGCGGTGCTCAAGGACGTCCTCAGCGACGCCCTGAGCCCGCAGGCCGTGGCGGCCATCGCCGCCTACCTCCAGCCGGCCAAGACCAAGGACAAGGCGGTGAACCACGAACTCAGGTGGTTCGCCGAGCGGCTCACCGAACTGGTCGGTGGGCCCGAGATGCAGGGCCGCCTCGCGGAAGAGGTCGGCCTGTAACGAACCGTCCCACGGGGACGCCAGCGAAAGGAGTCGGTCATGAAGAAGGCAGACGTCAAGGTCGGCGAGCGCTACAGCGCTAAGGTGTCTGACAAGGTGGTTGTGGTCCGCATCGACGCGGAGAACCCGCACGGCGGGTGGGACGCGACCAACGAGGCCACGGGCAAGAAGGTGCGAGTGAAGAGCGCCCAGCGGCTGCGGGGCGCGGCCAAGCCCAAGGCCGCCGCCCACGAGGCCGCCCCGGCCGCCGACGTTGGCGCGGGGGCGAAGCCGGACGCCAAGGTGGCCCCGGAGGCCAAGGGCAGGAAGCCCAAGGCCGCCAAGGCGAAGGGCGAACGCAAGCCTGGCATCCTGACGCTGGCTGCGGACGTCCTGAAGGACGCCAAGGCCCCGATGGACTGCAAGACCATCGTCGAGAAGGTCCTGGCCAAGGGCTTGTGGCAGACGAAGGGCCGGACTCCTTCCGCGACCCTTTACTCCGCGATCATCCGTGAGGTCGCCACGCGGGGCAAGGAGGCCCGGTTCCACAAGACGGGCCGGGGCCAGTTCGAGTTGAGCGCCGCCGCACGCCAGTAGCATCAACCTGCCTCCCCCAAGCGCCCGGGCGCGTCCTGCCTGGGCGTCTCTTCGGCCTCAGCCTGGGCGAAAAGTGGAGCGGCGTCTCGGAACTGCCCCGAGCCCTGGAACCTGGGAGGTTCCCGGATCGCTCTTGATCCCTCCGCCGCTCTCGTCTCCCCACCGCCCTCGAGTGTCCAGACGCAGTCATCCTTCTTCGGGTACTCCTGGCCCCACCGGAATGGCGACTCGCGGAGGAGCCGCTTCCTGAGGCCGTGGCCACACAGGAAGTGGCAGTACCGGAACTGTCGGCCGCGGACACGCCTGAGGCCCACGCTCCGCGAGAAGGCCCGTTCGACCGCCTGGTTGACCGCCGGGTCGCGGGCGAGCATCTGGAGCCTCGGCCCCGTCCCGACGACGTCGTTGGCCAGCGTCAGGACGATGCCCTTGGCGTAGCGGTCGGCGGCGATCTGGTCGGCCAGGGAGTGCTGCTGAACGCCGCCGGTCTCGTCGGACGCGCTCGCCGGCCCTTCGGCGTTCGTGCGAATCGCGTCTTCCAGGTCGTCGCCCATCGCCTGTCTCCTGCCTGCCCGCCTTGGGCGGGACGACCCGGCCGGGCGACGGCCAAAAAGAAAGGCCGTGCGGGGGTTCGGCCCCGAACGGCCTGTATCTTCTCGGACTCCGCGACGGGGATCAGCCGTCGCGTCGTCGCCCAGCCGGGTTGTCAACTCCTGCCTGCTAGTGATCTATACGCTTGAAAAGGAGGCCATGCAAGAGATTCCCGCATGGCCCCGTTACACCGGTGTACTTTTTTTGCGGACATCAGCCTTATGACAGGCGGACACGCGGCCATCATCCGCTGCCGCTGCCAGTGCCTCGACTACCGGGAGGTGTGCAACGACAAGGACTCCTTGGGCCTCCCACGCACAAGGCGTTTGCCTCGCCCTGGTTTGTGGTGTATAGTTACCCTTGCGGAAGGCCGCGGGGTAAGGGCGCTCGCGGGGGGGGTGAGTGATGCTGCGCGGGCTCAGCAACGACAACCTGAGTGTGTTCGGCGGGCGATTTCCGGGGGAATCCCGGAGGTCGCCCTTTTTCTTTGGCAAACCGCATGGCATGGAAAGGGGAAGGGCAATGATCAGCGTAACAGGTGTGGAGAGGGCAGCGGTGGTGGTGGCGTTGTGTGTAGCGATGGCCTCGGTCGCCACGGCGGCGGTCAACATCGAGACGGTGCCCGTGGGCAACAAGGGCAACGCTGGTGAGTGGTCTGGCGAGAGTTATGGCGGTTATGGCACGGACCGCATCTGCGGTGCGGTGGCCTACTCCTTCAACATGGGCAAGTACGAAATCTCGGCGGGGCAGTACACGGAATTTCTGAATGCCGTGGCTAAAACTGATACTTTTGGGCTGTACCTAAGTCCAATGGGCGATAATCCCGTTGGTTGCCATATCCAGCGGAACGGAGGTTCCGGTAGCTACACCTACACCGTGGCGTCCGATTGGGCCAGTCGCCCTGTGAACTGGGTTTCTTGGGGAAGTGCAGCGAGGTTCGCAAACTGGTTGACTAATGGACAACCGACTGGTGGGCAGAACCTGGCGACCACGGAGGACGGTTCGTACTACCTCAACGGCGGAACCACTAACGAACAACTCTTGGCGGTCACGCGAAAGGCCAGTGCGAGGTACGTGATCCCAACGGAGGATGAATGGTACAAGGCAGCCTATTACGACTGCGACAAACCCGGTGGAGCAGGTTATTGGGACTACCCAACAAAGTCGAACTCGATTCCAAGCAATATCCTGTCTTTGACCGCCAACAATAACGCCAATTTTAACGCCTCTTTCGGGGGCAACGACTACACTATCGGGTCGCCGTACTGGTACACTGAAGCGGGTGCGTTCGCCAACTCATCCGGCCCCTGGGGCACATTCGACCAAGGCGGGAATGTGTGGGAGTGGAACGAGGCGGTTCTCCCCGACCCTGCTCATATGTGGGACGCAACTCGTGGTGTTCGCGGGGGCGATTGGAACAGCCCCTACACAACTCTCCAGGCTTCCTATCGCAATGGCCTCGACCCGGGGAGCGGCCGCTATAGTGCGGGGCTCCGTGTCGCCGAGGTTCCCGAGCCGGCTACGATGAGCCTGTTGGCGCTGGGTGGCCTGGGGATGCTGGTCCGCCGCAGGCGGAATTAATCGTCCTACAAACCAGAACTCGGCTAGGCATGCTCTTTGCCTGTCCGCACCTGATCGCAGTCCAAGCACCGGCCAGCAGCGGCGGATGATTGAACTGTAGGCCGTGCCGTCGTCCTGGGTGCGCATGCTGCGTCCCACGGCTCGGTTTGCTCAAGAAGTTGGGCGAACGTCGGAGGCGGTCAACGCCAGACCCGCTATGTCTCATACCGTTATGGAAAGCAGCAAGTCCAATGAGCGGCGCAGTTGTAGGCGGTCACCCTCGCGCCAGCAGCACCCATAAGCGCTCTGTATTAGTTTGCGTTTGTCTTCGAGTTCCAGTTGTCCGAGGCGATTCTGTAACTCGGTACGCTCTTCGCACGGGAGATCAGGCTGATCACACTGGCGGGAGAGTTTTCGGACGATCTCTGCCGGTTCGCCTGCAATCAGCAAGCGCGCTACGCGGGCCATGAACATAAGTAGTGCGAGACGTACTATATTATGCAGCACTGCAAGTTCGATGTCAGGGCCTTCCCGGAGGTCCTCCGTCTCGATTCCCAGTGACTTGCAGACGGCCAGCGCCTCGCCGTGCTCGTCAGGGCAAGAAGGCTGCGCCAAGAACTGTTGTTGCTCAAAAGTGCTTCCGTGCGCAGTTCTCGACCGCTGCTCGTAGGTCCTGAAGACCCACGCGCGCAGGATGCCAACCGCAGACTGTGTTGGCGAGACAAGGCTCGCACAGCAGATGGAAACCGTACTTTTTACATCAACTTCTTTTTCCTTCTTCTGCTTATCCCGAAACTTGGGGCGTACCTTCTCGTCACGTTCACCGGAAAACAGCGCCTCCAGAGCCATGACATACAGGAGTTGGCGGAACTCCCAATCAGGCCGATTCCATCCGCAGGCACGAAGGAATCGGTCAATTGCGCGGTGCAAGTAGAGGGGGAGGAAGGGCGCAAGGGCTAGAACCTGTATCTGTAAAGCGTCCCAGAACCGCGGTAGGGCTTCGGCGCCCGTTGGGGCAAGCCGATAGGTTCTTAGGACAGGAGGTCCGTCGGGTTCGCTCCATGAACTAGGATAGAGATCCTCTCCATGACAGGGATAGTGGTACACCGAGCGGTCGAACAAGCTTGAGTTCCAATGGAACGTCTGCCGAATGATGGCTGGACCGGGAGAGGTCTTGAACAGGTTCAAGGCCAAGTTGATCTTGCGGAAAGGGCTCTCGATTCCCAGAACGGGACGGTGTAGCCCAATGCCTCCTCGCATGAATAGCCGATCTTGGAGCGGCATTGTTTGTTCCTGGACCACAATGAACCATTCGCGCGCAAGCGCCTGGCGTACTTCCTCGTCCTCGGCATACTGATCGAGCCTGCATCGCCCGATGAAGGCCTCCCGGAGTTCGGTGTCTGTCAAGTGGCGAATAGCGAAATCCTTCGTTTCAACCGCGGGGCCGTCACAGGCAAACCCCTCCAAGAAAGCCGCATGCGTGAAGTTCACATCCGTTCTCGAAAGCTCCTCGACCATCGCCTTCTGGATTGAGTTGGCGTCAACATTTTGTCCACGTATCAATTCATCGTAGATGCGGAAGTTCCACAGGAAGGCCGAGAGATGCCACCTCCCGAACCCTCTGAACACCAGACCGACTTCCTGTCCGCAGCTTGCTAAGCCTTCGAATTCCTTGGCGGCGTTTTGGAATTCTGCGGTTCGTTCTGCGCGCTCGAAGATGGCGCGGAACGTTGGGGCTGGGTTGACCGCCGTCTCGGGCCAGGGTTGGCCATCAAGGGAAGGCAGCAGCTTCGCCCGACAAAGACTCAGGTAAGTATCAAGTGCCTGGGCAAACGCGCTCATAGTCTCAGTGACCAGTTGGTGGCCTCGGTGGGCGGGAAGGGCTGCCAGAGAGCAGCGCGTCTGGAGCAGGGACTGACCTCTCCCCCACCGGGCTCAAGAGGGTTCGCCGCGCTAGACGCCGAATTCAGCGACGACGCCTTTGCAGGGCCTCAAGGACCTCTGCTACGGCAGAGAGAACGATGACCGCGATACGAATGATGGTTGGCCACATGCTTGACCTCCTCGCTACCTGAAGGTGACGTTCCGTTTCTCTTGCCAGCCATCACGTTCACCTTCTGGTCCGCGTTGAGGATTGTGGCCAGAACGAATACTACTGTAGCCGCCTCCCGCTTTTTGTCAAGAGTCCGCCTGCCTTGGGAGCACTTCGGAACATCGTGTCGCGGCGGCGCCTCATGGGGCCCGTAGTCAGAGATACTCTTTGTCGACCCGCACCTGGCCGCAGTCCAGGCACCGACACCGGCGTCGGATGATGGCCGTGTAGGGTGTGCCGTCGACACGCAGGCCGGGGCGCTTCTGGGCCATCTTTCCCCAGTACTCGCTGCGGCGGGCGCTGCCGCACTTGGGGCAGTGCGACCGCTCGACGACCACCACGTCCACCGCGTTCTTGCTCCCCTTGGGTCCTGCAATTCGCTTCGCCATCGCCAATCTCCTATCGCACGTAGGACACATGCCATGCCTGGACCTGACCGGCCACCCGGACAGACGCCCAGGCGTGTGCGGCCTGGGCGTCTTGGGCGGATACGGTTACTGGCGGGCAGCGGCCGTCGCCTCGAATTTCCCGCGCTCGGTCTTGCGGAACCGGGCGTCCTTGCCCTTGGCCCGCACCTCCCTGAGAATGGCTGCGTAAATTGTGGCGGCAGGGGTCTTGCCGCCGGTCTTCCAGAGGCCGTCGGCCAGCATCTCTTGGACCATGTCCTTGGTGTTCATCGGCTTGCCCGCCAGGACCAGGACCTTCGCCGCCGCGTCCAGGCCGCTGAGACCGTCGCGCTTCTTGGCCTCCCGCTTCGCCTTGGGGGCCTTCGGGGCGGCCGTGGGGGCCGCGGCGGAGGCGGTGGCCGCCGCCTTGCCCGCGCTCGGGACCGGGCCACGCAGGCGCTGGGCGCTCTTAATGCGGACCTTCTTGCCGGTCGCCTCATTCACCGCGTCCCAGCCGCCGTGGCCGCTCGTGCCTGTGATCCGCACCGGCACGACCTTGTCCGATACCTTGGCCAGGTACGCGCTGCCCACCTTCACCTCGTTCTTCTTCATGGCTCGACTCCCATCGGCGGAATTGCCGGGCTGAGGGTCGCCCAACCGCACTTGCGGCACACGAGGCCCACGGCGTCTCGGTTCTGAAGGTCCGAGAGCCGCAGGGGCTGCCGCTGGTCCGGCGCTCGAGTGTCCATTGTCACCTCCCCACGAGGGTGCTCAGGCGCACCCGGCCCCTCGGCCGACGCCGAACCAGGCCGACGTCCACGCCCGGCAGCGTCACGCCACACATGGCCGCGCCGACCACGCAGCCGACCAGGCAATCGAACCAGTGGTTGTCGAAGGCGTTGGCCCGCGGCTTCCACTCGTGCACGGTGCGGTTTCGGCCCTGCGTCTTGACAGGCACCTCCGCCGTCAGGTGCTCGGCGAGGAGCCTGTGGTCCTCCGGCTTCCGGCCCCAGAGGCTCAGGTCGCCCCGGTCGCCGTGCGGCACAGCCAGACGCGCGTGCAGGAACGACTTCCAGTAGTTGGTATCGAAGAGGACATGGCGGGGCACGTTCCTGCCCTTCGCGCCGGGCACCCGCCAGTTGTGGCCGACCTGGTCGCCGGCCTTCCGGCGGTATTCCGAGAAGGGCAACTGCGAGGCCGACACGCCGCGGCCGTGGCTCGGCATCACCGCCGCGCCGAAGGGCGACTCGCGGCAGAACTGGTACACGAGGCCGGTCGACTCCCCCCAGTTCGCGTCGATGAGAAGCCGCTCGATGCGCAGCAGCGCCCCGTCATCGCGCCGCCATTCCTGGTTCATCAGCCGCCCCACGAGCGCGTCCAGGCCCGCGCGGATGGCGCCCTCCGGCCAGTCGGCGCAGAGAAGCTCGTTGGTTTCGAGCCAGGTCTTGATGTCCCTGAGGAGTTCCTGCGCCCGTTCGGCCGACGCCGCCACCAACGACACATAGGGCCGGTAGCCCCCCAGGATGGCCCACAGGCAGGCGGCCTCCGCGAGCATCGTTTTGCCGCTCGCGCGCGGCATGGCATGGGCGAAGAGGCTGCCCTCGCGCACGGCCTGTTCAATTTTGCCGATGGCCCGGAGGTGGTCCTCGGACCAGGGCAGGTAGAAAATCTTGGCGAAGTACGTCTCCGAGAAGAACCGGAAGTCGGCGATGGCCTTCGCCCTGCGGGCCGAGTCGGCGACCGCCGGCAGCGGCGCGATGTTCTGGGCCTCCTCCACCATCGTCCGCTGCCGGGCGGCGGCCTGGGCCTTGTGGCGGGCGTAGCCGGTGACCGACCAGCGCCGCCTACGAGTGGTCAGCGCCTTCAGGACCTCGTTCAGAACCGATGCGCTCAACGCGGGTAATCCCCTGCATAAGCTGGTCCATCATGTTCTCGCCGCACGTCTCGCCGCAGAAGAGCGCGGTCTCTTCCATGACGCCAATGATAGCGCGGATGGCCTTGCTCAACTCCGCCTTGGTGACCCGCTCCTCGCGCCGAACGTAGCCCGCCTTGCGGATGGCCTCGTCGATCCACGCGGCGTCGGGCTTGCCGGCGGCAGCCGCCTGGATGAGCGCCGTCAACGTGGTGTGAATGTCGGATGTAGTCACTTCGAGACCTCACTGGGAGCCGTTTCCTGGGGTTGCCGCTCGGCCTTCTTGCCCGTGAACTGCTCGAAGCGCTGGACTATGACGTCTGCGTACAGGGTGTCGAGTTCCATCAGGTAGGCCCGGCGGCCCGTCATCTCGCAGCCGATGAGCGTGCCGCCGGCGCCGCCGAAGAGGTCCAGGACGTTTTCACCTGGCCGGCTGCCGTATTCGATGGCCCGTCGCGCGAGTTCCACGGGCTTCTCGGTCAAATGCTGCATCTGCGGCGGGGGAATCTTCTTGATGTGCCAGAGGTCCGCCGCGTTGTTCGGGCCGAAGAACTTGTGGCCGGCGCCCTCCCGCCAGCCGTAGAAGCAAATCTCGAACGCCCCCATGAAGTCCTTCCGCGTCAGGACTGGCCACTCCTTGTCCCACACGATGCCCTGACTGAAGTACAGTTCGCAGGCCTTCAGCACCGGCGGGTAGTTGCCGAGGTTGGCATACCCGCCCCAGATGTAGAAGCAGCGGCCGGGCATCAGCACGCGGGCGATGTTGCCGAACCAGGCATGGAGCATTGCATCGAAATCTTTGGGCGACATGAAGTCGTTGACCAGGGGCCGGTCCTTCGGCCGCATCTTCTTCGTCGTGGCGCGCTTAACGCCCTGGCGGGCCACATCGAACGACTGGTGGTGCATCAGGCCGCGATGGGCGTCGGCGGCCTCGGCTCGCTTGGCAAGTCGCTCGCGGTCCTGCGCTCCCCGCTCGGTGGTCGACCGCTCGCACTGCAGGTCCTCTCGGCGAGAGAAGGAGGTCAGGCCCGCCGCGATGGCGTTGTTCGAGCGCGGCTCGACCTTGACGTTGTACGGCGGGTCGGTGTTGACGAGATGGACGGGGGCGCCGGCCAGGAGCCGGTCCACGTCCTCGGCCTTGCCCGCATCGCCGCAGAGCAGCCGGTGGTTGCCGAGTATCCACAGGTCGCCGGGCTTGGTGATCGCCTCGTCGCCCGGCTCAGGCACGGCATCCGGGTCCGTCTGGCCCGGGTTCATCTCGGCGGCCAGCGCCTTGGCCTGCTCGGCCAACTGGGCGAGCAACTGCTGGACGCCCGGCTCGCCGCTCTGGACGCCTTTCAGGAGCTCGAGCAACGCAACGCCATCCAGTTCGGCGAGAGCAGTGGTCGCATCGAACGTCGCCAGGAGGTAATCGGCCTCGGCATCGTCCACGTCGAGGATGAGGACCGGCCACTCCGTGGCGCCGGCCTGCACGCGGGCATGGCCATCGATGAGGGTGAGTTTGCCCCCATTGCGTTCGCTGCAGTACGCCACCAGGGCCCCGGCAATCCCCACCTCGGCCAGGACACCCGCCAGGGCGTCCTTCTGGGCCTGCGGGTGGCGGCGGAAGTTGCGGCCGTTCTCCAAGAGGTCGGCCACCGGCACGCGACGGAAATCCTTGATGCGGTCACGGATCATTCAGCATCTCCTTTCCTGTCCGCCGCGATGGGCGGTGCTGCGAAGTCGGTGAAAAGTGGAGCGGCGTGTCGGAACTGACCCGACCCCTGGAACCTGGGCGGTTCCCGGCTCTCCCTTGAGCCCTCCGCCGCGCCCTCGAACGTCCAGACGCAGTCGTCCTTCTTCGGGTAGTTGTGGCCCCACCGGAATGGCGACTCCCGCAGCAGCCGCTTTCGCAAGGCGTGCCCACACAGGAAGTGGCAGTACCGGAACTGCCGGCCCCGCACCCGCCTGAGGCCTACGCTCCGGGTGAACACCCGGTCGCGCCGGCCGCAGCGGGTGGTCACCTGGCGGGGATGCACGACCTCGTTCTCCGGCGTCACGTAGAACTCGGTGCGGATGAACCCGCCGTAAAGCCAGTTGTCTGCCTGGTACACGAAGCCGGGCTTGCCGCGCATGCCGTCGGCCCACGAGAAGAGGACCACCCGCCCTGGCTCGCGCTGGCGGATGTACTCCCGGCAGAGGCGTAGGAAGTGGCTCTCGCCGTTCCGCGGCTCGGAATCGAGCATGCACAGGCGGTTCAACTCGTAGTAGTCCGACGTGGTCAGGCTCGGGAACAGCCGCTGGATGGTGTGCCGGGGCCTGACGCCGTAGCCCCACGACGCCACGCCCACAAGGTCCACGCCCGCGAAGCACCCCAGCGAGAGCAGGCAGTGCGGCGGCACCCGCACCGCATAGTGATGGGCCGCCACGAACGCGGCCATCAGGCTTCGCGGCACGGGTTCGACGTGGTACGCCTCGAATCTCTCGGTCGCCACCGCTGTCTCCCTCAGTCCAGCCGCCACGCCCCCAGTCGGCGTGGGCGCGACTGGCGCGAAATCTCAAGAAAGAAAGTGTCCTCGATACCACGACTGCCTCGCGTGGCCTTGGCCGCCGCCATCGGCGAGGAAGTACCTATTCGCCTGCCGCCCGTCGCCGCCCGCTGCGCGCCACGTTTTGCCACGTCGCCAACAGCCTCGTCTCTCGACGTTCGCTTCAACTCGCCTTGCCCTCGTGGCCCGTGCGGGCGCGTTGGCGCACGTCTTACGGCAACAGCTTCTCAGGAAAAGAAGCACAGGCCACTCGTAGCCCGTGGCCACCTGTTCTTCTCACATTCTTCTTTCCTGATAACGTCTTTACCTGTTCTGTACTGTACTGTTCTGTAGTCACGCTCTTGTCACGCTTGGACCGTGACATTTGTCACGCATCGTGCGTGACGCCGACGCCTTGCCGCTCGCGCTGCCTGCGCTTCCTTTCAGCGTTTTGCAGGCGTTTTTTCGCGGATTCGGCGTTCCACCGCTCCCAGTGCGGGAAGATGATTCCGCGTTCGTCCTCGAGCAGCCACCCGACTTCGAGCATGGCTTTGCCGAATCCTGTCACGCCGGTGACCTCATCGAGCGTGACACTTGTCACGCTGTCAGCGTGACCGTCGGTGGTGTTGGAGTCCGCCCATTCCCAGGCTTCCATGCAGAGGCACGCGACGAGGCGGCGGTCGAGGCTGAGGCGGTTGGCGATGGCGATGACTTCGCGCTTCAGCGTCAGGCCTTTCGTCCAGGCGATCCAGTCCCCGGCCATGCTATGGTCTCCAATACAGGGCGCCGGCGATGACAGCGTCCACCACTGGCCGTGTTGCGCCCGCCTGCAGCCAGGCCCTGGCATCCTTGCCCTGAAGCGGGCGGATCACCTTGGGCCGTCGGCCCGCCTCGGTCAGCGCCTGGGCGAGGCGGTCGGCGCCGTCGATACCAGGCCCGTCGGTGTCGGCCACGATGACTACTTCGCAGCGATTGAGTACGCGGACGACCTCGATGACGATTTCGACAGCCCCCGCGCATGACGGGCGACCGATGGCGTCGTAGCCGAGATCCAGGAGGGCCGCCACGTCGGTAGGCCCCTCGCACAGCAGCAGCGGCCCGCTGCCGGTCAGGTCCTCGGGCCAGAAGATGCCATTAAGGCTGCCGCGGATGGCCCACTTCTTCCCGTTCTCAGCCCGCAAGCGGACACCGATGGTCTGGTGCTTGTCGTCGCACATCGGGAATGCCCAAGCCCGGTGCGGCGCCGCCCACGCGATCCCAAGCCGACGTAGGCTGTCAGGCGAGACGCCGAGGCTGGCTGCCAGGCGTTCGACCTCGGCCGTCCGCGTGTCGCGCTCGAACCGGCGCAGCAGCGCAATCCAGTCCGTTGTGCGCGGTAGGGGGGCTCGGGGCCGCGGCATGTAAAGGCTTGGAGCGGGACGGGGCGCGGGGTCGGCGAGCCGGTGTAGCCAGCCACCGTTCTTGGTCGGGCGGTCGGATTTGACGCGCATGCAGATGGCCACGCTGCCATCGGCCGAGTAGCCGCACCAATCCCCATGGCCGCACACGGCACATGGTCGGCGCCGTGTCACTCGACCCCATCCCGTTTCGGTCGCAGTCTGTGTCATGCTCTCTCCAGATCGCGATAGGTGTAGACGAAAGCCGGCCGCAGCTTCTCAATGGGAATGGCAAAGAAAGAGGCGCGACCGTGGATTCGGTTCTGTCGTTTGGTGCCGATGGCGGGGAGGCCGCCAGCTCGTTCGACGAGGAGTTTGTAGGCGGCAACGTCGAGGACGACCCATTTGTCGAAGTCCGTCTCGGCCTCGTTGGCCCAGCCGTAGAAATACAGTTGGGACCCCAGTTTGAACCACTCGCCGGGTGACTCATGCTCCGTGCCCTCGGCGTTCATATATTCCTGCGTGAAATCCAGATACTTAAGGGCCGCATGGCTCCGGTATTTCTCCTGGATGCTCACCCACTGTCCCGCCTGGAATCGAATCAGGGCGTCGATGCCGAACTCCTTGTCGAGCACATGGACCTTGACGCCCTCTTTCCGCAGGTCTTCGACCTCGCAGCCCGGGAAGAGCCGGTGGTAGATGCGTAAGGCGGCCGGTTTCATCCGCTCTTGGAACTTCACCGTGGGCAGATTCTCAAAAGGTTGCCTCATACGGTTCCGAAGATTTCCTCATGCGGTTCCAAGACCCGCCCGTAGGTGGCAATACGGCCCTTGGCGACCGCAAGGTACTCCGCGTTATTCTCGATCCCGTGGAACCTCCGGCCGAGTTGAAGCGCGGCAATGCCGGTGGTGCCACTCCCGACAAAGGGATCGCAGACCAACTCGCCCGCGCGCGTCACGGCGTTCACGAGCCAGCGCATTACCGAGATGGGCTTCTGCGCCGGGTGCTGCTTCATCTCCGCGCCGTTGAAATTGGATTGGGGCACAGCAGCGACATGGCAATCAAAGTCGTGAAGCTCCTCCCCCCAATGCCCATCGGACAACTCGATCCGGCGCGTGCTGCCCTGGCGGCGATAGAAGAAGATGGGCTCCCAGGTCTGCTTGAATCCGCGGCGGCTCTGCGGGCTCTTGTTGTTCGGATAGTGCCAGACCAGGAGTTGCTGGAACTCGTAACCCTTGAGCGACTGGTCAAACCACTGGCGCCCGGTCCACAGGTAGCGCTGGCTCCAAAAGATGAGGATGGTGTCGGCCCCACACGCTGACCAGCGCGAGCACCACTCGCGGGTAAAGGATTCCAACTGTTTCGGTTCCCACGGCTCGTCGAGAATGCCGTAAGGCGGGTCGGTGATGAGCGCGGCGCACGGCACAACATCCTGAGCGGCGGTCAGAACCCATCCCTCGGCGGGTGCCGCGCTCGCGCGCTCCTCGGCGGCTCTTCTTGCTCGACGTACCTTCGAAAACGCCCGGTCTACCTTGCCCGTCTCGTCCATTTCCTTGACGAGTGGGCCGAAGAGCTTGGGGTCGTCCTGGGCCGCCTGGACGACGGCCTGAGCCTTCTCATAGGTGCGCCGCTTCATGCCGACGGCGGCGGCGACCCTTTCCCTGACGCGAGCCTTCTTCACTGTGGGCAATTTGCCCACAGTGTTCTTGGGCCTGCCCGGTGCGGTTCCCCCGTGTTGGCGCTGCCGCTCCTTAGCGGCCCTGCTCTCGATAGTCTCGATTGCCGCCCCGACGGCGACGGCCTCGGACGGCGCGAAGTCCTTTCGACAGACATTCTCGTCACGCTGAGCGACGAGCAACCGAAGGGCATCCTCCAGACTGTCTGCAACCACGGCCTCGATTTCCGTCCACCCGAGCAGCCTCGCTGCCTCGACACGCCTCTGACCGGCAATCAACCGGTTCTTAGAATCGAGGACAACGGGTTGCAGCAGGCCGACGGCCCGGATGCTCGACACCAACGGCCCCAGATCGCCAAGGTCTTTCCTGTAGCGACCCTTGATATGAATCTGGTTGATGGCAACTTTCACGGTGCCTCCTCGGAGCGATGTTTGGCCCTGCGACCTGCATGTCGCAGGAGCGTTTGGGGCTGTGGCGTTCAGCACCGGGCCACCTCCGCCTGCGGCGGCTTGGGCGCACCCTCGATGCGCTCGACCTGGAAGGCATCCGCGCCGAATTCGCGAGTGATGAAGCCCGCGAAGATGCGGTTAAGGGTACGGCCGACTTGGGTGCCCGCGTCGACCACGCAGACGCGCTTGGCATTCTCGATGCAGTAGCCGGCGTCCAGACGAACGCAGCACTGGCCGTGCAGGGACTCTGCTGCCAAGACGGCCAGAAGCAATGTTTCCTCGATGTCTCGGAGCGACACGCCTTCTCTGAACTGGTACTTGTAGATTTCCTTGGGCATTGCGAGTCCTTTCTTTGCAGCACTGTGAAGGCCTGTTCCTTACGTACCGGAGGCGAAGGGAAAGCGCCGGGAGATTTCAGAGGTATTCCCTAAGCCGGGCTTTCTCGAACTTGCGACGGTTCTTCAGAACGGATTCGTGCAGCGTCCCGCGCGGGGTGCCTGTTTCCCGCGCTACTTCGGTTAGGTCTTGCCTCATCAGCCGACGACAAAGGTCACGCAGTTCCGGCGGGAGGCGTGCAAGAGTGGCCTTAGTGTCGAGACCCAAATCAACGCTTTCTTCCACGGAGTGGCCGGGAACACCTGTTCGCAGATGGCGGGTGTCCTCGCCAAGCGTGTCGCCGCATTCCGCTGACCTTCCGCCGTCCTGGTCCTCCAGCGGGCGGTTCAACGAGGACCGGCAACGGCGGAAGTCGCGGCAGGGCGCTGTCCTGGCCTCGATGATCGATGCGACTTTGTGTTCCACGACGTGGGTGATGAACGCGTTGAGCGGGGCCTTGCCGGGATCGAACTTTGACAGACGACGCCAGAGGTCCAGTCGCATGTCCTGGGCAAAGTCTTCCCAGTCCACTTCGGGGGATGCTGCCGTCCTGGCCAACTTCCGAGCCTTGAATCTGATCAGGTTTTCCGCATAGTCGCCGATGCCCTCGACACCCATGTGGGCCTCCTCGTGGCGGAGGAGGCGTTCTGGGGCGGAAGGCTAGGCGCCCCCGTATTTCACAGGGGCGGACAGGGGCGGACAGCGCGGACTGTCCAAGGATTTCTGCAAAGGGTCCGTGTCGCCGCAGAACTGGGGGTGGACAGGAAGGGATCTTTTCAGTATGTGTCCGGTGCTGTCCGCGGACAGGGCGGACAGTCGAAAGGCGTTAGCCGCTAGTCGTCATGACGTGTGAGCCAGTCAGGTTAGATTTGGTCAGCGCGCGGGATAGAACCGTATGGTGCCGACCGGCCCGAACGGGTACTTGCGAGGTGCTGCTCGTATTCACGCACGTATCGGTCGAATGTGGCAGCGTTTGTCGGCAAAGTGTACTCACGCGGTATCAGCGCGGCAGTCTTCAGTTCTTCCAAGCCGCCGTCTCTTAGCCACAGAAAGACTTCCTTGTGAGTCCTGGACACCAATTCCTGCTTGTGGCTGAGGGCGGCTCGATAGGCTTCACAAGCCTTCTTCCGAGACGGTGGAGGTTCGGATTTCGCTCCTGTTGAACCTGCCGTGGGCATCTTCCCGTCCCCAGAGTCGCTTGGATTTCCACCCTCTTGCCCAGTGCCGGGTTTGGGCGAGGGCGCACCGAGCTCGCCAATACCGGACTTGGTCTCCTCTTCCCAAATCGCATGGTTCAAGGAGACAATCGCACTATCCAACTCTTCCAGGTAGCGCCAAGACACCGGGTGAGGCGACCACCTCGGAAAACCCGAGCGCGCCACGCCTCGGCATTTCTCAACGATGCCGATGCAGGCCCAGTCCGGCGTGTGTTGTCCCAGGACGGCTATGGCAAGTCGGCAGATCTCATCGGCACTTGCCTCAAGCGGACCGACTCCGTCTGCCTCGATCTGCCATTCGGGCCAGAATACGCACACTCCCTCGTCAAAGACGTTGCCCACTCCCTTCCCCGCGCCAAACATCTCGTAGGCTGCATTTGCGAAGTCCTCAACGCCTTTGGCGTGGCGCAGAAGGACCTCCGCCGGAAGGGGTTGGTCTCCTCGATGTTGTTTCAGGTCATCAGGGTCGAATACCTCTCGCCTATCTAGCGTCTCCCAACGGGCCGCAAAATCCTGTCGCCGGGCGTGCGCATACCAGAGGAAAAGCAGCCTGTGCAGTTTGACGGCCTGAAGCAGATGTTTGAGCTCCGGCCTGGCTTCATTGCATGGCCGAACCGAGAATGCGCACGGTCGGTCTGCACCCCAGCTGTCGCACTCGTTCTGGACAAGAAGCCATGCCTGAACCGGCTGCCATTGGTCTGTCGCCAACACTCCGATCAGCCTCGCCTTAGCAGCCTCGTCTTTGCACCGCGGAAGGAGCAGGACGACCCCCTTTCCGGTGCGGTACGCGCACCCGAGCAAATCACCAGCCATGTTCTGAAAGAGGGGCACAAGGCGGTCCTTTTCCTTGAACCAAGTTGTGTCGAGCCTTACGTCGATGGTCGGCCCCAAGAACGGCAGAAGTTCGCTGGCCCACTGCGGGGCATCCTTCGGCACTACTAGCCGAGAATCAGGTGGTTCCTGGGGCTCGAAACGGAACCCCTCTGCCGCCACGAACGGCTCCTCGTCGCGGTATTCAGCCAGATCAACGGCCACCGGCGCAATTCCCCACAAGCCTTCCTCGGCATACTTCCGCTCTGGTGGCAGGGCCCCGAATTGTCTTGCTGCATCCTCAATCGAGATGGCCGATCCTTCGGCGGCGCTCTCGTTCGAGTCGTACTTCCGGAACCGAACATCCACCTTCACGGGCTCTACGAACGCAACAGCGATCAAGGCTCCGGATCGAAGTCCCTTCAGAAGGTTCTCGTACTGCTCCGGTAGTTCATTCGCGAGCGGCGGGTGTCCTGCAGCTACCAAGGCACTTGTCATTGCCTCCTGGCGGTGGGCAAATTCCTCAGGCCACAAGTGCATTGCCGTAGCCGGATATGGGATGGCGGCGGGAAAACCCAGGACCACGTCAGGGGAGTGGACATAGAGGGCGGGATCGTACTCGTAAACAGGGCGCGCAAGGACGGACACCGTGTTGAGCCCGGCCTGCCGAAGAACTCCTGCCAGCCGCTCGTTAGGGCAGATCACGTTGCATGTTTGCACGCTTCCTGGGGCTGGCGGCGATTTGCTGTGCGTCTCCGGGGCCGAAGGCGTTTTCGCTTTCTCCAGAAGAGCATCGCTTGGCTTACCGCCGTTTGTCGACTCGGCCAACGGCTCCGTTGGCGCGGAAGGCGGCTTAGCCGGCAGCGCCCTAGTACCGTCGTGTTTGACTGTGGCGGCAGATTCGGCGGTCCTACCGACCGTCTTGCCAACGCCCAGTTTCTCTCGGAGTTGGCGTTCCCAGCGTGTTGCCATGACGGAGAAATCGCTGTCTTCGCCAACCACTTCGCCCTTCTGATATCTGGCAACGGAGGCGTCCGCAAGGATCGTCTCACCAACGTCAAGCGCGTCCACCGTCGCGTAGCCAAACCAGAGTTTCTCCCCTTGGCTTTTCTGGAACATGTCGACCAAGCGGGCAGCCAAGTCTTCTGAATCGACTTTGTGGAAGTAAAACTTCTCATTGATGTCCACCCTCGGGTCTAGCGGTATTATTGTCCCATACGTGAACCAGAGGTAGGCACCCTTCGCCTTGGCCGCCGTTGAGCCACTTTGCCCTTGGGTAGCATCGTCAGCCCCCGATTCGTCACGGATAAGCGGCTCCCATCGCTGAGCCTGGTATCGCAGGCGCATGAGCAATACCGTTCCCTTATCGTGGGGCAGGCCGCCGGCAGCCCACACGCCGGGGTCCCAGTCGCCGACCGACTCTATCTCCTGCAATACCTTGATGCTGTCTCGACAGAAGACACGTTGGGCGAATTCCAACTCCTCTATGTCGATAACACCAAAGACAGGTTGGACCGCCCATTCGAGCAGATTCTTGAACGCCTCAATCGTTCCGACGGGAGCTTTCAAATCGGCCGGGGGGTTTGGCTTGCCATACCTGAACAAGTCCAACAGTTTCTCCGCGACAACCGGCGAGTCTACTTGGCAGAATACGCGGACTTTCCTCTCATGGGTTAGACTGGGATCAAGCGCAAGGTCGGGGTCGCCGCTGGCGTCAGTGCCCAACAGCATATACGGCAGCTGGGCGGTCAAGAAATATGGGGGCATCACTCACCTGTCTGTGTTCGGGTCGTCCCGGCGCATCCGCCGGACAAAGCCCCGATGTCTCCAGCAAGCAGCAGGATAGTGTCCTGTGGGGTCAGCGTCAAGCCTGCCCAATGGTGCAGGCCGAACGCGTTGGCACTCCGGGCAGACTCCGCGTTTTCTCCCGGCGCTTTCCTCGCCGCTCCGGTAAGTAATTGGTAAGGGCTGTTCCATGTTTTGGCAGGTGATATGGACGAATTTCCGGAAACCCCTTGTATTCCTCGCGGGAAGAGGCAGGATCACCCGGCGCACGAAGCCGGGCGGCCTGTCCTGCTCAGCGTGCGCCGGGGACCTGAAGAGCGGCGGGCCATGCGGCAGTGGCTCGTCAAGGTCCTGGCACGGCGGGCGGTTGAAATCCTGCAAGGAAGGGAGGACGGAAGATGACGAGGAAAACAGCCATCTACGCGAGGTACTCGTCCCATGCCCAGGACGGCGGCACCTCCATCGAGGTCCAACTGGAGGCCTGCGGCCGTGGGTTGGAGCCCGCCAGCGTCCTGGAGTACGTCGACCGGGCCAAGACGGGCAGGGCGGTGGCGGGCCGTGAGGCCCTTCTGCAACTCCTTGCCGATGCCGTGGAGGGCAAGATCGAGCGTGTTCTCGTCTACAAGTACGACCGCGTTGGCCGCAACCTGGCCGAGACAAGCGCCATCATTGCCCAGCTTGAGGACTGCGGCGTCGAGGTCGCCAGCGTCACGGAAGGCAAGGACGCCCTTGCCAGGGGCATGCACTTGGTCATCAGCGAGCACTACTCCCGCGCGCTGGCCGAGCGAACGCGGGACGGACTGGTCAAACGGTTCGAGCAGGGCGCCTGGCCGGGCGGCCCGCCGCCGTATGGGTACAGCATCGAGCAGACGGAGGACAAGCTGCACCGCCTGAGAATCAATGAGGAAGAGGCCGCCGTCGTCCAGTGGGTGTTCCAGACGTACACGACCGAGTCCGTCGGCTGCAAGGAGATTGCCCGCCGGCTTCATGGCCGTGGCATCTCGCCGCGAAAGGCCTCCAGGTGGGCCCATACGGGCGTCAGGGGGATGCTGGTCAACAGTATCTGCACCGGCCGGCTCGCGTACAACCGTCGCCGGTTCAAGGTCCAGAAGCAGACAGGACGGCGCGTGGCGGTCCGGAACGACGAAGCCGACCACCTTGTGCAGCAGGACGAGAGGCTCCGAATCATCGACGACGAGCAGTTCCAGGAGGCCCAGCAGCGGCTCGCGGGTCGCCGCCGGGGGCGGCGCGGGCCGTACCTGAGGTCCGAGGCCCGGCCCTTCACGGGCCTGATCTTCTGCGAGACGTGCGGCAGCATCTGTTACCGACGGAAGAGCAAGAACGCCAAGGGGGAGTACCACTACTATGGCTGCGGCTGCCGCCAGCGCCACGGGCCCGATGCGTGCGAGAACGCGGCCAGCATCCGCGAGGACCTGCTTCTCCAGGAGGTGGCCAGGACGTTCAAGGACCTCTTCGAGGACGCCGACTCCATCATTGAAGAGGCCACTGCGGAAGCCCAAAGGCTGATGCGGAAGAACAGGGGGGCGGTACGACGCATCGGTGGGCAACTGGCCGAAATCGAGAGGAAGGTCGCGTCCCTGACGAGGCTGTTGTGCGACCCGGACATCGACGTGGCCGCCAAGAGGGCCATCTCGCGCCAACTTGGCGAACAGGAGGCCGAACGAGAACGGCTACAGAAGGCCACGTCAGGACTGGCGGAAGAGGCGAACGACGGCACGGAACACCTCGCCGACGCCGTCAGGCAGGCCCTGGACGAGGCCCGGGAGTCCTTGGCTTCCGCCGCCACGACCGCCGAACTGCGGGAGTTCGTGGACCGGTGGGTCGGTCCGATGGTTCTCAGGCCGGACGGGACCATCGTGGAAAGAACACTGGCCGCGGAGGATACCTCCGAGGCCAGTGTGAAGGGGTTGGTAGCGGGGGCACGCTTTCTCATTTACCCACGACCGCCAGCGGGCGGCCACCTGCCCTTGTCCGGCGGCGTCCTCGTGCCGTTCACCTGGTGCCGCGAGTGTCACCGGGCAGGTTAGAACCGGCCAGTGATGGGCAGGTCAAAACCGGCCAGTAATTCGTGTTCCTCTATACCTCATTTCGGCTGTTCCTGGCAAGCTTCTTT